TAAAAGAACTTAAAAGAAAAGTAGAATTAGTTTCAGGAGAAATCATTCCTACAATGATGCAGGAAATGAACATCTCCACATTAAAACTCGCAGACGGAACTTCAGTTGAAGTTAAACCTGTCTACGGCGCTTCAATTCTTGTTGCAAAACGAGAGGGAGCATTTAAATGGCTTCGAGACAACGGCCTAGGTGACCTTATAAAAAATGAGGTTACTGTTGCTTTTGGTCGTAACGAAGACAACAAGGCTAGCGATTATGCTATCCTTGCTAAAGGTCAAGGGTACGAACCTGTCCAGAAACTAAAGGTTGAACCTATGACACTTAAAGCATTGGTCAGAGAGCGATTAGAAGCTGGACAAGAAATGCCATCTGATCTTTTTAACCTGTTCACGGGCAACAGAACAAAAATAACAAGGAACAAATAATCATGAACAAGGAACAAGGAAACATGACACAAAGAAAAGACGCTCCTCTTCCCGCAAATATATTTGAGGAAGATGCAGCGAGAGGATTAGGCAATATAGGTCAACAAGATCTAGCATTACCTTTCCTTAAAATCCTTGCACAGTTATCACCTGAAGTAAATAAAAGGGATGGTAAATATGTGGAAGGTGCAGAAGCAGGAATGATTTACAATTCTGTTACTGGAGAGTTATATAATGGGGTGGAAGGCATAAACGTTATTCCATGTTTTTATAAACTTGAGTATCTTGAGTGGAAAGATAGAGGAGAAGGATTAGGCGCACCTGTTGCGATCTATGATTCTTCATCTGACATCATGTCCAAAACAAAACCAGATGCAAACTATAAAGATAGATTACCTAATGGTAATTATATCGACAAGACTGCGTCGCATTTTGTGATTATCCTAGGAGATAGTCCCTCAACAGCTTTGATTTCTATGAAGTCTACTCAATTAAAAATTAGTAGAAAATGGAACTCAATGATGAGTGGTCTAAAACTAAAAGGTAAGAACGGCCTATTTACGCCGGCATCTTTTAGCCATATTTACAGACTAAAAACAACTCAAATGTCAAATGACAAAGGCACTTGGTTTGGTTGGGAAGTAAGTAAGGTAGGACCAGTTACTGACAGTCAAGCTTATCAACAAGCTAAAACGTTTTCTGAAAACATTTCTAAAGGAAGTGTTAAAGCAAAACACGGCTCTGATAAACCGAAAGGGTCTGACTCGCATTTCTAGTTTAATCGATTAATCGATTAAAGAAGGGGCGAGAGCGGGAGACTTAACTCGCCCCTGAAAGATACTTATGAACGAGAAATACATACAGATTTTTAATGGTTATCGAGGAGCGTATGGTGTCGCTAATATTAAGAACGCCTACGTTGATCCTGACAGTGGTAAACTTCGATTAAAACCAGGAGACTATCGTTGGAATTATCAAGAGCTCACTGATGATATTTATATAGACCATTTAAATGGTAAAAAATCTATTGGGATTCAGCCCTGTAATGAAGAAGGTGAAACCAAATTTGGACTCATTGATATTGATCCAGGAAACTACGAACACTTCGATAGAAAATTTATTATAGACAAAATTCAAGAATTTAAACTACCTCTCATACCTATTCTATCCAAAAGTAAAGGACTTCATTTATACATCTTTATGAGAAAGTTTGTGGATGCAGCCATACTAAAATCTTTTTTAAGCAACCTCCTCCCTCTCTTTAAATTAAAATCAGATACAGAAATTTTTCCTAAACAAACTCAGCTTACTAAGGATCTTGAATCTGGAGGATATAGACCAGGGCAATTTATTAATTTGCCTTATTTTAATAAGTCAGAAAGAAGAGCTTTAAATACCGACGGAACAGAATTTACTTTTGAACAATTTATCCCTTTAGTTGAATCAAATCTAGTTGATCCTGATCAATTAACTATTATCACCGATGGTATTGATAAAAAAATTTTTGAAGGAGCGGACGAAGACTTTAAAGATGGTCCTCCTTGTTTAGCTACTCTATCCACCATTATGAAAGACCCTCAATTCGATGGCAAAGATCGATTTATGTACAACTATCATGTCTTTGTTAAGATGAAGTACGAGGATACCTGGAAACAAAAAGTTAAGAATGCTCCTGTTAAATATTTTGCTGAACAACATGCCAACGCATGGGATGATAAAGTATTAAATGCGAAAGTAAGGTCTTGGGCACGATCTTTAAAAGGATATACTTGTACTCAAAGTCCGATTAGCGATCATTGCAAAAAAGGAATCTGTGTTAAGAAAAAATTTGGAGTATTAGCTGGCTCTAAGGGAAGCTATCCAGAACTAACTAATCTTAAGAAAATAGATCTAGATCCTGAACCAGAATATGAATTTGATGTTATTAAATCTGATGGAATTGGAACAGCAACCGTTCACTGTCGTTCAGTGGAACATGTTACTGATCAACGTAAAAGAAGAAACGCAATAGCTAAAGCTGCAGGATTTCCTCCGCCAATTATTAAAGGTGATGAGGATCAAACAGTTTTAGATGCTTTGTGGAAAACCCAAACAATAATTAACCCTCCTATCGGAACAAGCTCCAGAGAAAAGCTACATGATGTATTACATGCCAAGATTAATGGTCCTAAAGCTATGAACGATGCCGGATTTAAAACAGGAACGGTTTTAATAGAAGAAGGACATGCTTTTTTTAAATTTGATAAATTTTATGACAAATTAAAATCTAAGAACTGGAAATATAGTGAAGATAAAACAGGTACCATGATGCAGGTAACCTATAAAGATTGTGACATAGAATTTATGGATCAAAAAAGATTCCCAACGAAAGACAAAGGAAAATATAATACACCCACTAAAAACGTTGTAAAAATTTCTATAGCAGAATTTGAAAACGTTCCCATTCACCATACTAAGTTAAAACATAAAACGGAAATCCTATGATGAGAAAAATACTCGGGCCTCCGGGAACAGGGAAAACAACTCGTCTCTTACATTATGCCCGAACTTTTCTTAAACTAGGAACTCCTATCGATAGGATAGGGTATTTCGCTTTTACAAAAAAAGCTGCTGCTGAAGCTAAAGAAAGAATGCTCGATCAAAATCCACACATCAGTGAGAAAGAATTAAAACATTTTAGAACTCTACACTCTCTTGCTTTTTGGAAACTAGGTATGAAGAAAAGCCAAGTGATGCAGGACGAACATTACGAAGACATAGGTAGAAGTTTAGGCATTGAAGTAACTGTTTATAGCAGTGGAGAAGAGAAAACAGGCTTTGTTGATTCAGATAGTGAGTATTTTAATATTATTAATGCTGCCAGAATAAAAGAAATTCCTATTGAAGACGAGTACAACACCGACATGTACTCTCAAGATTTAGATCAAAACTTATTATACATTTTAAAAGATGAATTAGATAACTACAAAAAGTCTTATCATCTTAAAGATTTCACCGACATGATCGAAAAATTTATTGTGGCCGAAATATGTCCGAAATATGACGTCGTTTTTATTGATGAAGCACAAGACTTATCGCCGATTCAATGGAAGATGTTTGATATCTTAAAGAAAAATTCTAAATATATTATCTTAGCTGGCGACGACGATCAAGCTATTTATGGATGGGCCGGTGCAGATGTTAAAAGATTTCAAGATGAACCAGCAAAAGAAATAGTATTGCCACAATCTTACAGAGTTCCTAAATGTATTCAACATATTGCTGACAATATTTTAAGTAGAATACCTGATGAACGGAGAATAAAAAAAGAATGGGAAGCAAGAGATGAAGAGGGGTCAGTATATTTTGGCACCTCAATCGAAGATGTTCCTTTACACGAAGGACAATGGTTAGTGCTAGCTCGATACAATGATAAATTAATAAAACTTAAGCCATCACTAAGAGATAGAGGAATTTATTTTGAATATAAAAATAGAAAAAGTTATAAGACTAGACTATATGATGCCATTCAAAATTATACACGCTGGACTAACGGATCCCAGCTATCCATCTCAGAGTGCAAAGATTTGTTTGAATATTTTGGCAAAGAATTTCCTGAAAAGGAAGAAAGACTTTATGACTTAAAAGAATTTGGGTATAGCCCCACTCAGCAATGGTTCGAGGTTTTTGAAACTGAACCTGAGGACAGCCTCTACATTAGAGATATGCTACAGGCTGGGGAAAAATTATCTAAAGAAGCTAGAGTTAAACTCTCAACGATTCATGCAGCCAAGGGAGGAGAGGCTCATAATGTTTTACTCATTTTAGATAATACCAAAACTATTAGGGAGGCTATTGAAAAGAGCCCTGATAAAGAAGACGAAGAAAACCGGATTTGGTATGTGGGCGTCACACGTACTAAACAAAATTTATATTTGTTGGCGGCAAAAAAGGAGGATAAAGGATATGACATCGAAAGTTTACAGTAAACAAATTGGAGGGTCTCACTATAAAGATATGGTGGTTCAGCCAAGTGAGTTTATAAACCAGAACAAATTGCTTTTTGCAGAAGGAAATGCTATTAAATATATCTGCAGACATGCGCATAAAGGAGAAGTACAAGATCTTGAAAAGGCTAAACATTATATTGATATGATTATTGAAAGAGATTATGGCCCTCAAGAAAGTTGGATAGACGGCTACAATAAATGGAAA